GTTTTAGTAGCGGATATTATGGACCTGGATTTTCAGATTATTTTTTTGAAGTCACTTATAATCAAATATCCGAAATTATTAACACCATTACATCGATTATAGAATATGAAACAATTAAAACTACTGATGAATATGTTTATAGTTCTGAGTATGTACCTCCTCCACCAGAACTTGTTTATAACGATGTTGTTATAGATATTGATACCTCTTTTGAAATGGAGTTTGAAAACTTTGAAGGAGATATAGTTAGTTTTGAAATTGATTTAGTTGAAACAGAAACAGGAGAAATAGAAGTTCAAATGACTACTTTTGAAGAAGACGTTGAAGTTGAGGTAGAAATTATTGAACTTGATATGGAAGAAATGATAGAAGATTTAGATGTCGAAGTTGAAGTTGCAGAAGTCGAATCCAATAGCGAAGATGCTCCAGAACCCACTGTGGAAACAGAGGAAGAAGGAGAGCAAGAAGTTGTACAACAGAGCGAAACAAAAGAGCAAGTGGCTCAAAAAATTATGACAAAGGTAGCTGAAATAGGCGATCAAATTGCACTCAGTAATATTAAACTAGCAGTGATGGCACAACTTGCGAACACACAAGAATTTGAAAACTATGCATTAAAAACATTGACAGATACAGACATCAATGACTATTTATCCATTACAATTGAAGATCAGTATGGTATGTTGTTTCAACTAGCACAAGATGTAACTATGGAGGATATGATAAATGCCCAGTATTGAGTATCAAGGACTTAAATTTTCAGGTGGAAAATTCTTTATTATCCTATCTTTGATAGGTGCCATTGTCGGTGGTGGTTGGACAGGCTATAAATTTTATGATGATTATCTCACAATGAAAGCCCAAGTTTTAGAATATACTGCCCCGGACCTCTCTCATTATGACGAGCAGATTGCTGTTATTAAATCAGAATTAGATATGATATTAGACGAAATTACCTTAGTGGCTGATGTTGCAAAAGACCTCAAGTCAGACATGAAGTTGGATTTACGTGCTATGTCTGAAGATATCCGTCATATTACTGAAATCGTAAATGACGTTGAAGATAGACAAAAAGAAGACACGAGAGAGGTGTTTGATGAGTTAAAGCTGATTGAAGAAAGCCTTGACTTACAGATTAATAAGGCTTTAAATAACCCTTTAAACAACATGAGTGCGAAATCAAAATGAAATTAGAACTGAAAACAATACTTCCATACATAGTATTAATAGCTACTTTAGGTATGACATGGGGTATGTGGTCAGAAAGATTAAATGCTGTTGAAAAGAAAGCTGATACTGTTGCACAAATGCAACAAGATATTGCAGTCATTAAAGAAAAAATTTTACAAATGGATGATCGAGTAATGTGGATTGAAGAATTCTTGATCAAAACAGTGGATTAATAGTGGCTATCTCACGTTCACAAATGTCTCAACAAATCATGAAACCAGGAGGTAAGAAAAATGGGAAAACTCTGCGCAAGAGGAAAAGCAGCCGCAAAAAGAAAGTTTAAAGTTTACCCCTCTGCATACGCCAATATGTATGCGAGTGCAGTATGCTCAGGAAAAGTAACTCCTGGTGGTAAGTCAAAATCTCAAAAGAGAAAAGCCGTATCAGCTAAACGTAAAGCTAGCGGTGGTGCAATTACTGCCGCCGGTTGCGGTATGGTTGCTGACAATCGTCGAAAGAAAACCAAACTTTATGTTTAAGGAGGTTAATCATGGATAAAATATGGTCATGGTGGGACAAACTTAATAGAACTGGCAAAATTGTAGTTGCTGGTGTAGCTATTGTTGCATTGTTCTGGATCTTAAATAACTGGATCTGGTAATGGCAAAAAAAGGTCTACGTGCATGGGTTGCTGAAAAATGGGTGGACATTGGTGCACCTAAGAAAGATGGCAAGTATCAACCATGTGGTAGATCAAAGGGCTCTAAAAGAAAGTATCCCAAATGTGTGCCTCTTGCAAAAGCGAGAAGCATGTCAAGTTCACAAAAAGCGTCAGCAGTACGTCGTAAGCGTGCTGCTGGCAATCCAGGTGGTAAACCCACAAACGTCAAAACCTTTGTCTCGAAAAAAACAAGCAGAAAAAATAAAAGATGATGTAATTCAATGGTCTAAGCAAGTCTTAGAACCAATGAATAAACACTTAGGCTTTCCCGCATGTCCGTTTGCTGCAAAATGGCGAAAAGAAAACAAACTAAGAATTGAAGTCAGAAGTGATAAGTCTAAATATGAAAAACATCTCACATCTTTATTGAAAGATTGGAACAAAAAGCAACACGATATAATTATCTTTTGTGATCCTTTTTGGGATCAATACACACCTGAACAGTTTCAAGAAAAAATAGATTTTTATAATAAAACATACAACCGACGAGATGTCTATTTTATGGGCTTTCATCCTAGTAACCCCGCAACCGTAGAAGGTGAAGAGTTTCTTGTTGATCCTACAGATAATTGTGAATATGAGTCTGACTTATCATATTCTATGATGTTGATACAGAAGTTTAAACAACTCTACGAAGCAAGTTGCAAACTCCATAAGATAGGCTATTATGAGAAATGGCCAGCCGAGTATTACGACGAAGTCGTGAAAACAAGGCAAGATACGTACGAAAAACTATTTAAAAAGGAGAAGACATCATGATGAAAAAGAAAAATGTCGTCGGTATGAAAAGAGGCGGCAAAATGAAAAAGAAGTCCGTTGTCAAAAAAAGAGGTGGCGGAATGATGAAAAAACGTGGCGGTGGCATGGTTAAAAAACGTGGTGGTGGTATGATGGTATCCCCTCGAAAAGCTATGGCTATGGGAAAATAATTTATGGCTACCTCGGGAACCACTACTTTTGATCTCAGTTTTGATAGAATTATTGAACGGGCTTATGCTCGTTGTGGTAAGTCTTTAAGAACTGGATATGAGCTTCAAGCTGCAAGAGATAATTTAAATCTCTTATTTTCTGAGTGGGGCAACCGAGGTATTCATTTATGGAAAGTAAAAAATCACACACAAAACTTAACTGCAAGTACAACAACTTACACTGCACCTTCTGATGCTTCTGACGTATTAGAATTAGTTTTTAGAAATGTATCCGGTAACACAACTACAGATACTAGCATGACAAAAATATCCAGATCAGAATATGAAAATTTACCTAACAAGTTTTCAACAGGAACACCTAGTCCATATTATATAAGACGAAATTTAGCTAACGTTGAAATTAATCTTTATCAAACACCAGACACAACAGATACTCAAATAAATTATTTTTATGTAGCACGAATAGAAGACGTTGGTACATATACAAACAATCCAGATGCCCCTTATAGATTTTTACCCTGCACAGTAGCAGGACTTGCTTATTATTTAGCTCAGGAAGTAGCACCGGAAAGATCACAGGAATTAGAAAGAAGATATGAAGCTGAGTTACAAAGAGCGTTGACTGAAGATAGTCAATCTACTTCTGTGCATATTGTCCCTCGTGACTTTTATGTAGGTGGTTAATTATGACCTTCGCTACAGGTAAATTTGCTTTAGCACTTTGTGATCGTTGTGGTCAGCAATATAAATATTTAGAATTACGTCAAGAATGGAATGGACTATTTACTTGTCCAGAATGTTTTGAACCTAAACATCCTCAACTAGATCCTCCTTATCATCCTGCTGATCCGATAGCAATAAGAGATCCACGACCTGCAAGACAAGAACCTGTAACTGTATTTGTTGGCTCGCCAGGAGGCAGTGCATTTAGTTCTGATAATATGCTTCCTACAACACCAACTAGAGACTTGAATCCTTTAGTGCGTCTTGGTAAAGTGACGGTGAGCATATCATGAATTATTCCGAACTTTTAACAAACGTCAGAAACTACACAGAAGTGACAGCCGACGTGTTATCTAATTCTGTTATAAATGTTTTTATTACAAATATTGAAAATCAAATCGATCGTCTTATTGACTCTGATGCACAGAGAAGATATGCGACTACAACCTGTACTGCAAACAACGCTTTTTTAGATGTTTCTGGTCCTGAAGGCGGATTTAGATTTGCAAGAGGTTTACAACTTGTCAAATCAGATGGTGATCGTGTTTGGTTAGAACAACGAGATACAACATTTATGGACGAATTTGCAGTTCAAAGATCAACTACCACTGATACAGGCCAGCCAAAATATTGGGCAAACTGGGATGCAACTAATTTAATGCTAGCACCTACGCCAGATCAAGTCTACACCATTGAAATGTGGTATGATGAAACCCCAGAAAGACTGGGTGATGGAACAGGTGGAACTAGCACAACAACTTTCATATCTAACAACGCTCCTGAAGTTCTTCTCTATGGAACTCTTGCAGAAACCTTTTCATACTTGAAAAACGCAACAGATATGCAATTATACACCCAGAAGTTCCAAACTGCTTTACAAGCTTTTGCTAATGAGCAGATGGGACGTAAACGTAGAGACGAGTATGCGGACGGTGTTTTAAGAGTCCCTTTACCGTCATCAGACCCAAAAGCCTAAGGAGGGCTTAAAACATGGCAATTAACCAAGCAGTTTGTGCAACATTCAAACAGCAGTTGTTAGATGGCGATCATGATATATCAAGCGATACAGTCAATCTCGCTCTCTATACAAGTTCTGCTACATTGGATGCAAACACATCAGCCTATACCACTTCAGAAGAAGTTGGTGCATCAGGCACATACGCAGCAGGCGGTGCATCATTACAAAATGCAAACGTCAGCTTAACCAAAACTAACGCAACAGCGTCAACAGCTTTTGTAGACTTTGATGATTTATCATTTACAAGTGCAACAATCTCAGCTCAAGCAGCTTTGATTTATAACACTTCAGCAGCGAATACAAATGCAGCGATTGCAGTATTAGATTTTGGTGGTGTAAAGACATCCACAAACGGAACATTTACAATTCAGTTTCCAACAAACGACGCAACAAGTGCTATTTTAAGGATTTCCTAATCCTAGGGGATCCTTACTATGGCAGACCTATTACAAGGTTGGGGTAGAGGAACCTGGAGTTCTGGCGAGTGGGGTGAATTTATCCCTGTCGAAGCAACAGGAGTTCAATCCGATACAAGTTTAGGTTCTGTCACAATTGTAGCTGATGCATTAGTTACACCTACAGGAGTTTCATCAAGTGCTGACTTAGGTCAAGCAATAGGCGAAGCTGAATCTATTTATCCTTTAACAGGAGTTCAATCAAATACAGCAACGGGAACACTTGAGGCTCAAGAAGGGCATGGTGTTCAGCCAACAGGCGTTGAAATTAATTTTGCCTTAGATACCGAAAATCAAACCTTTGACGTAGTCGGTGATGCTGCATTATCGACAGCTCAATTTAAGTTTGGTGGTTCATCTTTAGAACTAGATGGTACAGGAGACTATATACAGTCTAATAGAGACTACACTCTTGGTTTAGGAGACTGGACTTTTGAAACCTTTGTAAGATTTAACAATCTTTCAGGCTTTCAATATATTTGGGATACAAGCGAAAATGTAGGAGCGAATGACTCTCCTATTCTTTATATAACTGCAACCAATATTATATTTAAATTTGGTGGTGGAGCGTCTCAGATTGATGTTGCTCATAATTTGTCAGCTGATACTTGGCATCATATTGCAGTTACAAGAGACGGAAGAGATTATGAAATTTATATTGATGGCAATTCCGTTGGAACTAATACAGACACTGTCGATCAAGACATTCCATCAACAGTTTATACAATTGGAGCGGCATTTGGTGGAGGACTCGCCTCAGACGGATATTTTGACGAAACAAGAATATCAACAAGCGTAAGATATACATCAAACTTTACTCCTCCAACATCTGAATTTACGACTGATTCAAATACTTTAATTCTTTTACATTTTGACGGCGCCAATGGTTCTACAGACATTATCGATAGTGCAGCTCCTTTAGTCATTACAACAGTTGATGCAGGTTGGGGCAGAAGCACTTGGGGATCTTTTGCATGGGGTGAGAATATCACGATCTTTGCAAACTTGGTCGGTGAGTCGATGTCAACCGATATCGGTACAGTCACCACACAAACAGGTGCAGGTGTTGACGCTCCAGTAACAGGAAACGAAGTTTCAACAACACTAGGAACAGTTTCTTTACAAACAGATCAAATTATCAGTGTTACAGGATTTAATGTTAATGCATTACTTCAAAATCCAACCATACTTGCTGACGGAAATATCACAACTTCTGCTCCTGGCGATCAGATGGATACAGCGATTGGTTCTGTCAATATTGATATCTTTACTCAAGTAGATCCAACAGCA